TAACGTGAAGGGATGATATTACATCATCCATTTCTATCTTGTATCCACCTAACGCAATTACCTTTACCAAGCTCACCAATTCAACATTTGTGAATGTCTTAGATATATTCATACCTACCTACCTACCTTTCACACTATATACATACCCGTTATGGGTAGAGTCTAAACCTATGAATAATCCTTTATCGCTATATCGATAGCCGATTCTAAGGTATCCCAGGATGTACCTACGCTGGCATCATGCCGAATACATCCAACTACGTTGCAGCAAAAGTCTTCTAACTGTTGTGCATCTACTGCTTCATATCGCCCATCTGCTTGAATGATTATGTCTGTCGGCATCCAAGCTTCGACGTAGAATCCTGGATACTTAGCCCGCATAGCCTGAAGCTCATTAAAAAATGCGTCTTCTTGTTCACTGACTGCCTGAAACATTTCGTGCTTAGTCATACCTACCTATTCCTTTCTTCGTATACGTCTACAAATATAACTTTGCCATCTGTATGTATCGTTATGCCTTGCGTGAATACGTCTACCTCTGCCCGTTTACCTTGCAACCCTAATGTACGCTTGACTGCCCGTACAATCGCCGTACGTGAGAGCTTTCCCGTATGTGGGATTGTGTCAGCCTAAAGGAAGCATTAGAAACATTTGCAATCCACGTAATTCATTCCAATACGCAAGGCAACAAAGTGTTTGGACAAATTGTTTATATCTGGTCAGTAGACTCAGATGAATTGGTAAGTGCATATGACCCGAATGGTGTCAGGATGAAACCTGCTAAACAAACAAGGATTGCAAGGTAGATAGATATGAAAATCGAAACGTTAGACTTAGACGAAGTCAAAGCCCTTGATATGCTTGACCAGGCAGAGGTATGCCAGCGTGAAGGTATCAAGTTTACATTCCACAAGGCAGAGACTGAGCAGGGTACGTATACCGTTATGTTTAGTGAGTTTAGTGTAGGCATCTGCGCTAACGGTGATACCACGTGGTACGAAGACTTAGACACCATAGAACCAGCTGTATACCGCTACGAAGGTATCTATGTGCATAGCGTAGAGTTAGATACTCTTACCGATATAGCGAAGCAAGGCATAGCATATATTGAGCAGGTATCGGTTGAAAGTAATACCAACAAACGCTTAATCGTCGTACGTGTATGCGATGATTACGATTCCAACGAATTGCGATTTGAATTTGATGGACGTAAGACGCTAACACACATACAGGTTTATGCTGCAAAGCAAAACCGTAGCATTCGTGAGATTGAATTACGGGGATGCTATAGCCCTAAAGATGTACTGGAATGGGCATCCAATCTAGTCAACGATATCTATATCTGAAAGGGATACAGCAGGGTAGGTAACACTACCCTGCATACATAAAGGTAGGTAACGATATGAAACCATTCAACCAAAAGTTATTCGATGCAGAATTGACCAGGCTAAAAGAGGTGTTCCCTCAATGCTATATTGAAGCATTCTCACCAGAGGAATTCAGGATTGCAGATGCTACCGTTACAGATACTGAGTGTGAGCGTGTAGCTGAATATATGTACTCCACCTTAGAGTCAACAGATATGTGGGCTGTCGTATATAGAGGTATCGAATACGCAAAGCACAAGAGAGGGTTATACGATTGAAAAGTATTGGAAGCTTTGTCTGCTTTATCGGATGGGCTAGTCTATTTCTAGGGCAATGGCAGATAGGTATCGCTGTTTTGGTTGTAGGTTTTGCACTCGTGATACTAGGTAGGAATTAATGGGATTCCATAGCTTTGGCGGACGTAGAGGTATTGGCGGTCAATACACTTGCGTGACAATGGTACGCAGCGGGAGCTTCAAGCGTTACTACCATACGAAAGAAGAAGCAACGGAAGAAGCAAAAGGTATCCAGCATAGACTTATGAAAGAAGGTAAGACTGGACGGGTACAAGTGTTAGCCAGTATGTTCGTACGCAAAATCAATCACCATTGGACGAAGAAAGACATCATCAATTTCCTCAATGGAGAATACGGGTGGACAATCATCTTCGACGTATCCCTAAAGTTAGGTAAGGTGACACGCTACGTAGACAAGATACGCATACACCATAAGGCAGCGAAGGATGAATTCTTTACCGATGTAATCGACCCTACCAAAACACAACTGGAAGGGCTAGAGATTATCCAGGGAGATGAAAGTCTATTCGAGTTATGTAAACGTGCGCCAACACCAACAGCATTCCGTACAGCACTACGCAAGCTTGGCATCCTGAAGAAACCATTAACGGCATCAGTAGCCAATCACGCTTGGAGAGTAACACACAATTGAAACCTGAAGCAGCATTCCAAAAGAGCGTCATAGATGTTCTAACAATCCTTGGTTACAGAGTCTTCGAGACAGGTAAGAGTAGAAGTAAGGTCAGGTGTACCAAATGTGGTACATACTCTTACGCTACGGGATGGCAGGGTAATACACCAGGATTACCAGACATATACATCCATTCAAAGCATCGCACTTGGAACAGTACAGCACTTGCGATAGAGCTGAAGACTGAAAAAGGTGTTGTATCGCAGATACAGAAAGACATAGCTGACGCAGGTTACACAACGATATGTAGGAGTATCGGAGATGTAATCGACGTAGTACTAACGAAGGAAGCAGCCAACGAGAATTGGACAGCATACGACAGGGTAAGAAGGTTTAAGGACGATAATGAAAAACTATAAATCACCAGACGTGAAAGCCTGGGCATATCAGATACAAAAGATGAGCAGTGAATACCTGTATGCAAACATCCTAGATATCGAAGGCATTGAAACGCTGAAGGAATCTGAGAAAGATGGTTGGAGATACGCAGAAGTATGGGACGAACCAACATCAGTAGATGGTACAGATTACAACGACAAGGTACGTGTAGCGGACATCGTCGCTAACTATCGTTTCATTCAGTACAACGGTAACAAAGTAGCGTTACTTGGATGCAAGGATAGGGTATGTACATTCCCGCTTGATGCACCAAACGGCAGCATTACGCCAGATATGTCAGGGTTTGTGTATCGCATTATCAAAGTAACCGATAAAGGTATCGGCTCCGTATCAAATCTTATCGATGGCACACCTCACCAGGTTGTAGCCATTACCGTTGAAGGTGCGCTGCATATCATCAAGCAAGCAGGTAAAGACCCTGTAGAGGTGATGGGCGATATGAAGACTATCGTAGAGCTTGTACCAATCATGAAGCTCTTCTGCCAGACTAATCACCTATACATCCAAGAGACTAACCAACCTGTTGACCTACAGGGATTAGATGCTCTTACACCAGACGTAGACGAGGAAGACCTACTCCTCTCTAAACTATCGTAAACCAATAATCGTATTGACAATACAGTATGTGTGCCTATATACTTCTACCACAAGGAGAAAGAATGAAGACATCAGAGTCTATTAGTAGTATTGCACCTGACCTAGTTAAGGCTCAGGCAGGTATCAATGGTGTAGCCAAGGACGGTAACAACCCTATCTTTCGTAGCAAGTACATCACGCTAGATAGCATCCTACTTGCGGTGCGTCCTGTTCTCTCAGCTAACAACCTGTTCCTCACACAAGGGATTACACACGTTAGTAAGAACGAAGACGGGATTGTAAACGCTGTAGAGGTTGAGTCAAAGCTTATCCATTCATCAGGTGAGTGGGTTGCATCTAGTGTTGTAGTACCTGTAACCAACAACGTTGACCGTACAGGTAAGGCTATGGCTGTAGATGCTCATAGGGTTGGCGGTAGCTTGACATACGGACGTAGGTATTCGTTGTCCGCTCTCCTCTCTATCGGTGAAGATGATGATGATGGGAATACCGCTAGTGGATACCAGAATCAGAATCAGGCTCCACAACAATCTTTGCAGCATTCGCAGACTCCACAACAGCAAGCACCTAAGACACCTGCCCCATCAAAGGTAGCAGGACCTACACCTTTAGAGAGATTCAACGGACAGATAGATAGGTTGTACGGCAAGGATACGTCCAAGGAAGACCGTAAGGGCATCCATAACGCTATCGCAGGTTCAGGTAAAGAGGTGAAGGTTACGCCTGATTCCTTATCACACGTAGCTGACTGTTTACTGGAATGCAAAGACCAGGCTGAAGCAGACGAGTTCATTACTGGATGTATGAAAGCATCCGAATAGAAAGGTAGGTAAGTATGGCAATCATTGAGATTGATGGTGACTTGTTCGACGATGAAACAGGTGAGTACGCAGGTCAGGCAGGGGGAGGTTATCTCCCTGCTATCCTTCAAAACGAAGATGACCTATTGAAGTATATGCGTCTGTTGCTTGACGCTGAGAGCAGAGCTTTGGCAGAGGAAGCAAAGTATAAGACTATGCTATCCAACGTCGAGAAGATGGTGAAGCGTCACAAGTCTAAGGTCAAGTTCCTGCGTGATATGTATGAAGGTCAAGCAGGAAAGGTTGCAGCAACACTCCTTCCAAAGGATAAGGAAGGCAACCTAAAGACTAAGACGTATCGATGCCCGTTTGGCACTTTATCGCAACGTACAACGCAATCTACAATCAAGGTATCAAAGCCTGATATAGCACTTGCATATCTAAAACTCCAATGTCCTGCAGCCGTAAAGGTACAAGAGTCTGTACTTATCTCCGCTATTCCAGCTGACCTAAAAAAGGTACTGATTGACGATAGCGTTATGGCTGAGGGACTAGGCTTTGATGTTGTTCCAGGTGGAGAGAGCATCACAATCAAAACGATAATGGAGTCTAAGAATGAGACGGAGTGAACTGGAACTCGTCCTTGAAGGATTGGTAAACCTTAGAGCAAAGGCGCACTACCTACAGGTCAATACAGAACTGAAGACAGGTCAACCTCAATATCCTATTATCGGAGTGCTTGAGAAACTTGACCAGGCTGTCAACCTACTAACCAAAGAAGTACACGCTACGCAGGGTAGGAAACCTAGGACTATGACAGAGAAGTTCAACAGCTTCGTAGGTAGTCTGCGATGAGTGAAGTGGTACATATCGGTAGTCTTACCGATTCTGTATCCATAAGTGAAACAGGGTTGTCCGTTGTCAAGGAGTTGTCCTTCGAGCAATGGTCAACCCTTATGGGTACGTTAAGTCGTATGGATACGGCGTTTCAGTTCGCCCTTGGCGATGCTCTCCTTTATGGGGAGAGCAGATATGGTGAACGATACTCTCAAGCTGTTGATGTTACAGGACAGTCATATCAAAGCCTAGCGAACTACGTATGGGTAGCAAAGGCTGTAACAAAAGACAGGCGTGTTCCAGGACTATCTTGGACACACCATAGAGTAGTAGCCAAACTTAACCCTGAAAAACAAACAGAGCTTCTTACTATAGCAAGGAAAAACGATTGGACTATCACTACCTTGATGGAAGAGGTACGTGGTGAACCGTTACCTAAGTCTAATGTAGAGCAGGTATCTGTACCTAAAGGTATGTCAGTCAGGGATGCTAACGCTGTACTACATCAGGCAGCGAACTGTCAGTCGTTATGTTCTACGTGTCCATTCAACAAGGGAGAAGAATGAGATATCTAAGTGTATGTAGTGGTATCGAGGCAGCCAGTGTAGCGTGGCATGACTTCGGTTGGACACCTGTAGGGTTCTCTGAGATAGAGAAGTTCCCTTCAGAGGTGTTGGCTAAACGATTCCCTAACGTAAAGAACTACGGGGATATGACTAGGTATAAGGAGTGGGATATAGATGGAGATACAGTTGACCTTCTCGTTGGAGGAACACCCTGTCAAGCATTCAGCGTTGCAGGATTGCGTAAAGGGCTTGAAGACCCAAGGGGAAATCTCTCCCTCGTCTTCGTTGGAATGGTTGAACACTTTAAGCCCGAATGGGTTGTCTGGGAAAATGTCCCCGGTGTTCTGTCCAGCAACGGCGGACGGGACTTTGGTTCCTTCATCGGGGCGTTGGCAAGCATCGGCTATGGGTTCGCTTGGAGGTGTCTGGATGCTCAACACTTCGGAGTCCCACAAAGACGAAGAAGAATCTTTCTTGTTGGACATTCTTCAGGAGATTCAAGACGTGCCGGAGAAGTACTATTTGAGCCAGAGAGCTTGTCAGGGAATCATAAAACGAGCAGAACGCAGGGGCAAGGCATTGCCGATGCATCTATCACAGGCACTGTATCTTCAAAGTGGGCTAAAGGTTCCGGAGGTCCAGCCGGAGACGAGTGTTACAACTTAGTCCCTGTCCTGTATCAAAACAATCAGACAGATGCCAGGCTGAAGGAAGAACCTCACACTAGTCAAACAGTACTTGCACGATGGGGTACAGGTGGAGGTAATGCTCCAATAGTGCAGCATACGTATCGTAAGTCACGTAGAGCGCAGAGTACTGAAGACTTTGAAACGTGGGTTCCAGATGAAGTTACCAACACACTCAACTGCTTTGATGTAGGTGATGTCAGGTCAACCGATATCGTCGTTAATCACACTAGAGTACGAAGGCTTACAGTAACCGAATGTGAACGCTTACAGGGATTTCCGGATGGTTGGACAGATGTACGGACTAACACACCAGATAGCCCTAGATACAAAGCAATTGGCAACTCAATGGCTGTACCTTGTATGCGTTATTTAGGGAAGCGCATACAGCGTGTGATATAGTCCTAGTCCCAAGGAGGTGGCAATGATTACAATTTTTAACGGACGTACTAGAACCTTGAAGGAGTCTGGTACGTCTTCTTTTATCCAAATAGAACACCGCATACTCAAGCATATGGGTAAGTTCACATCCAGTGAATGGATGGTGTTCTGCGCTCTCGCATTACACGCTGACCAGGACGGAGCATCCTTCCCTTCAATACCTAAACTCGTATCAATAACTGGGCTATCAGCTCCTACGATTCGCAACGCTATGACAGGCTTAGAGTCCAAAGATATCGACGGTTATAAGGTGATTGGACGCTCTTCAAGGTTCATCGATAAGCGTCAAACAAGCAACCAATATGTCATCTTCCCCGGTTATCAGGGGGAAAGTATTTTAGAGGGGGAGGGGAAAGATTCTTACAGGGGGGAGGGGAAAGAAATTAGTACCCCTATTAACAAGAATCAATTAGAACAAGAATCAATTAAGGTTAAAGGGAGAAAGACAATCATCCTTCCAAAGGAATCTGACCCTGCTTGTCAACTCTTCGTAGCATTCAGAGCTTGGAAGTATCCTGAACTCAACTCTACAGAGTTCAACCTGACTGAATGGAAGTCCGTCTACTACATCTTCTATGAGATGGTTTCAAAGGGAGTTACACCTGAGCAAGTAACGAGAGCCTGTACAAGGCTCCTACAGGGATGGAATGACAAGAATATGATAACTCCCCGTTCTCTATGGAAACATTGGTCTACGGCTACTACAGAGGCTCCTAGCGTATCTAAGCCAACCAACCAGCGACCGACAAGCATTGAACACGCAACGTCAGCTATGGAGATTATGAGGTCAGTCAATAACTTTCTTGACAATACGGTATAAGTTGGTATAGTGGAGACCTAGGGGGTAGATATGGTTAATGTAGAAATGTTTGACGTAGTAGGTTGGCAGCTGCCTGATGTATTCCTTGCAGAGGCTGAGATGGAAGATGGCGAGACATCAACACGAGTCTCCTACCACTGCATCAAGGATACTGAGCTTCACGACTTTGTCCTTGACTGGTTGAATGGCAAGCCTGTTGACGAGAAGATTCAGAATAGTGGCACTGAATGGCAGGATGAACTAACAGCCATTATGTATTCCTTTGACATAGAAGCGCAGGGTACTGGTGCGCCACCTATGACAGTAAGTTCTAAGGCTCAAGAGTTGTGTTCTTGGTTAGTGGAAGAGGTGCAATCTCAGATTGAGAGTGCAGCACAAGAGCAGTTCGATTCTAAGAATGATGGTTCATATTGGGATGGGGAGTATTGATATGACAGAGAAAGCGTTTGGTACGGTAGCTGGCATTCTAAGTGCTATGCCAGCACAACAACGGTGGGATGATGGCGTTGCGATGGGATACGCTATCGCCCTCAGTGGTGTAGAAGATAAGTCAGGTATCGAGGCAGTTATCGAACTCCTAAAAACAGAAGACTTCCGTCCTTCACCTGCAGCAATCCTTCGTAAGGTACGTGGCTTAGGTTGTGGTGAGACAAGTGTTCAACAGATGTTCAATCGTATCTGTCGTTACCTTGCAGATGTACATCCGTCAAAACGACATTCTGAGGAATCTCAGTGGTTACTTGAAGGTGAACTACATCCCTTTGATATCGTAGCCATCAAGCACGTTGGTGGATGGGGTGAAGCAGGACGCATGAATCGTGAGCAGTTACTCAAGTCCCTTGATGGATGGACTGAGAGTTCAACGGATAACGTGCAAGCACTCGTGCAGACTAGCACAAAGGCGATTACTCAGTAATGGATATGTTTACGTTTATCAGCCAGCACCAACGTGCTGGCACTCTTAGACCTTATCCCTATGACGATATGGTTGAACAGGGTCTTCTAGGGAGCGTACTCCTTGGTGGCAAGAAGGTTATGGATATCATCGAAGGGATGATAGATGAACGAGACTTCTATCGTCCAGGTCACCAAGCTATCTTCACCTCTATGAAACGTATAGTCGAAAAGACAGGTGCTGGTTGCGACATCGTTCTACTCAACGACGATATCAACGCCCTAAAACAGGACGAGATTACTGGTGGACTTGCGTATCTAATGCAGCTAGGTGACGTTGAGTTCACAACACAAAACGCTACGACATACGCAAAGACAATCAAGCGATACGCAGAACTTCGTAACATCGTAGTCAACGCTGAATACGTTATAGCTAGGGCGCAACAGGTAGAGACTGACCCTGACGATATCACCCTTGACTTCGCTAAGAATACGGAATCAAAGGTAGTCACCAATACAGTTCATAAAGCATCTGACGTAATGCGTGATGGCATCAAGGCGATGATGAATGGACGCAAGAAGGGTATCTCTTCAGGCTTCTACGATATCGATAAGGTTATTAACGGATTCCGGGATGGTGAACTGATTATCCTTGGAGGTAGACCTTCTATGGGTAAGTCAAGTCTAGGACTACAGTACGCCATTAATGCTGCAGCACACTGCCGTAAGGCAGGAACCGGAGGTTCTCTCTTCGTTAGCGTTGAGATGAGCTTGGATATGATTAGTCAACGTATGCTCCAGATAATCGGCGGCATAGACGGACAAGCCATACAGAACTCGTACCTCTCTGAGCTTCAGAGAGACGCTATGAGGCTTGCTCAGACTGAGGTAGACACATTACCTCTGTACCTATGTACTGAGACTCCTGTGACCATACAGAGCATCAGGGCTAAGGCTCGTGAACTACAGCGTAACAAGAACCTATCGTTCATCGTCGTTGACTACCTCCAGATGATGGATACAGGTAAAGAGACCCAAGGACGCACCAGGGATATTGGTGTACTCAGCCGGGGACTCAAGGGTATTGCTAAGGAGTTCGACGTACCTGTCGTTGCACTATCGTCACTATCTCGTGCCAGTGAACAACGTAATGATAAGCGACCAATCATGTCAGACCTTAGAGAGTCAGGAGATATTGAGAGCGATGCTGACGTGGTACAATTTCTGTATCGTCCGGACTATTACGCAGAAGACAGGAACTCTTGGGATGAAAATGTTCCCTCTGAAGCTGAAGTGATAACTGCGAAGAACCGTAACGGTGCGATAGGTGTATCTAAGGTGGAGTTCCATAAAACGATTGCTCGCTTCCAAGATATACCTGAAGGGGGATTATGATGGAAGTAGAAGTAGTAGCAGAACGACAGGGACTCAAGAAGGTTAGCAACTGGCAACGCTTGGTTATCAAGACGGTCTGTGAATCAAGGACACGAAATGAAGCAGCACAAGAACTAGGTATCAAGGTGCGTACACTTGATGACCTACTGTACAGAGCATACAAAGTGCTTGACTGCAAGAACCTAGATGAGAGTGCATCTAAGTTAGGAATCTCAAGATGATAGTGAATATAGTGGTAGCGGTAATAGTATTCGCACTACTTGCAATAACCTGTTTCTTTGGGTGTTTAGGATACCTGATAGACAAGTATGCTACTGGAGCGAAGTAATGATAAAGACCAGGACAATATCTCAGATATCATCACCATCTGGTCGCATACGAGAGAAGCGTAAGCCTAAGTTGATAGACCAGATACCTGTGGATGTCCAACTAAGGATTGTGGAGTTGTACAAAGGTGGAATGAGTATGAGGCAGATAGGTGAACTACTTGTGCGTGAAGGAGTTGAGTCTCCAGATATGGTAGTCCCTTGGGGTACAGCTGTTATCAGCATCGTTATCAATACACATAAATGACAGATAAAGGTAGGTAGATATGAAGAACTTTCCGCAAGCTTTAGAGGAACTAAAGAACGGCAATCGTGTACGTAGGTCAGGTGCTAGATGGTTCGTTCAGATGGTGGACAAGCGACTATGCACCTACAAGTTAGATGGTGGTGGCAACAGGGTCTTTGATGGCATTACTAAGTTGTGTTCAACTGATATCTTGTCTCTTGATTGGGAGGTAGTGGAATGACGTTTTCAGAAGTACTACTTGCGTTTATGGAAGGATTACCTATAACACGTAAAGGATGGTTAGACGATGACGAACACAGAATCGCCTTCTATGACCCAACAACAAACAGTTTTGTAGACAGGCAAACAGCGGAATTATGGGAAACCCAGTGCAAGTTCCTTTGTTTTACATACGAAGACATGAAAGCAGATGACTGGGAAGTTTGCGAGTGGGAAGACCATATTGTTGATGCCGACGAAAAGGTAAACGAATGAACTGGGATGAAGCAGTAGCAGCAATGATGTATCATCGTGTCCCTGTACGTAGGGCTGTCTGGAGTGACAACCTTTACATCACTATGAACAGGACACCTGATGAAGACCTCATAGTATTAAGTGAAGGATGGTTCGATGTAGTTGACACAACCTTAGATATGTGGGGAGGTAAAGGGTTAGTTAAATTACTGATGTCATCCAACTTTAGGGATACGTTGCGTGACGATTGGGAAATAGCAAAGATAGGTGGAGATGAATAAGCAGACAACTCTAGGGAAGATAGTACGCACCAGGCGTATCGAGTTGAAGATATCGCAGCGTGACCTAGCAAACAGATTGGTTGGCACTAGGAACAAGTATTGCTCACCTCAAGTGATGAACAATATTGAGCATGACATACGCACCGGTAAACAGTACTGGCAATCACTATCCAAAGAGCTTGATATACCTATTGATGTATTCACTTACTATGGATTACTTGCTAAGAGTGGACTAGTGCCTAGTGTTGAGTTGCCATTTGAAATCATAGAATCAGCTATGGACAAAATGCATAACTACTTACAGGCTTACATCTGTCCTGATAACAAATAAACATAACTGCAACCTGTAGTATTCTGAGTAATAGGAATCACGTATGCAATACCTTATAGGAATCGTAATAGGCATCGCTCTGTGTTACGCAGGGACTCTACTGAACGAATGGTTTGAATACTACAGGATGCTCAAATGGTTAGAAGAGAAAGACATAGACGTTGATGATGCTACTGAGAATCAACTCAAGCAATACATCATTATGTACAAGCTATCCAAAGTACCTAACGTCGAGATAGATGTAATACAGAATACAGAAGATGAAGACCCTATCGATTGATAGGGTTTCTTTTTACCGCTTCAAGAGTATGTCACTGGCATCAAGTACGATATTCAAATCCTGCCAATTTGCAAAGTCACGTACAGAAACCATAGAACGACCATTCAATATGATTGGTATGCAAGGAATAGTACGACCATCCCACAAAGGCACTAGGTCAAACGTAAGTCTAGTCTTCGTAGCCTCACCATAAAGTCCTTCGAGTAGCAACCTTAGTGGTGCATACGACTTACCGTTAGTGATAATGGATTCAATCTTCTTCTCGCCAATCACAACAGTCTTAGTATCAACTTCATTCAATAGGTCAGCCCATCTAGCAAAGACTAACCTTCCAGGCTTACGGAACTTATATAGGTCATCACGCTCAACAACCTCTGTACCATTACGACTACCATCAATATTGCTGTTTCCCTCAATAGAGGTGAACTTACCGTCCTTGTAGCCTGATACCAAGAACGCATGAACAGCGTCTGTATCGTCATCAGATGACAGTACAAAGCCTACATCACCAACGTATGGAGTCTTGTGAAGGATACCTAGTCTCTTAGCCTTAGCAAGTAGGACATCACAACTAGCTGATGTACCTAACTGCCAATCAAGACCAGTAAGGAACTTCCATCGGTTGTGTACTCCAGCACAAAGGAATGATGCACACCAGAAGGAACCTAGAGGTACACCACACGACTTGTTCCATACATCAATATGGAAACTACGGTTGCTGCCTACAGGTTCTTCCTTCTGTCCCACTAGCGACCTAGCGACACTAATGAACTGCTCTACTGGACTCATTCAACTACCTCCTTCTCCATAGCATCAATCTGCTCCTGTGAAAGTTCAGCAGCAGGGTTCATCAACCATTCTTCCCTATTAGCACCAAGTATGTAGTACTGGATACCAGGAGGGTTACCATATGTATCGTAGTCGTATGACCCCTTACCAACTGGAGGGTTATACCGAATGCGTCCACCAAGGGCTGACATCCCACCAACGAATGCAGCCTCAAACATCTTGTCATCTTCTTCCCTGTCATCAGCAGCCTTGAACGTCTCAAGATATGACTGAATCCAAAGGTACTGGAGGTTCTTGGTAACAAGCTTACTGAGGCGCATATCAGGAACAGGTACACCAACCTCAGCCATAGTGGGCTTGACAACCTTCTGCCAGTACGCTTCAAGGTCAGGGTCTACGTAACCTACAGGCTTGCCCATAAAGTCACGCCCTGTAAACATCTCCTTTATAATGCCGATACCCGGAGAGTTTATGAAGCGACCCATAACAAGAGTTTCCATACGTTCAGCGAAACGCTTACGTGCTTCATCTGGTGGAAGGTTCTTTATGTCAGGTGTCAGCGCATCAGCAATCTCAAGGAACATCATGCTTCCACCAGGTGCTTTGAATACGTAGTTACCAACCTGTATTCTTGTGAACATATGGTCAACAGTTGTTTTGACTTGAAACTGGTCAAACGGACGCATCAAACCAAAGTACGCAAGCAACGCATACCAAAGGGCTTGTGCCTTCAGAACCATTCTCACGTTAGCACGTAGTACGTACGGATTAATCTTACGGTCAGTTGGAAGGTTATTAGCCTTCAACCACTTACGTCCTAACTCACCCTGAGAAAGCATCAACCTACCAAGAGGGTCAGCCATAATGCGGCTAGTAAGCCATCTAGGGGCGAACATAACACGTCTCATCAAACGACCAATAGACTTGTCATACTCGTTCTTAGTGAAGCGTACATCACCATTCATCACGTTGAGTATAGCTGCCATATCCTGAGCCATCTCTTTGAATCCATCAGAAGATGGGTCATAGCCTAACTGCTCGTACGTCTCAAGTGCTTGAGTAAACTTATTGAACTTGACAAAGTCTTTCATCATCGTCATAGCACGTTCAGATGCAGCCTTACCCGGTACGTGACGTTCAGCCGACAGTAGTCCCATCATGTCAGGGTCTACGTCAAGTTCGTCAATATCCATAATGTCAATCTCAGGGAGAGTTGCATCAGGGTCACGCTCACGCATCTGGGCTAGTTTTTCTTCACGCTCTGCACGTTTCTCTGCAAGGATGCGGTCATACTCAATAGTTGCCAGGCTAAGACCATTGTCTTTAGCCAGTTCATAGAATCTGTTGGCTCGTATCTCGTCACCCATAGCGTGAACTTGTCTACGACCAAGGAATGCATTCTTGTTGATTCCACCCTTACCAGTATCAATCGCTAGGTTAGGTGCAAGACTCTTTGGTCCAAACAACAGAGACTTGAAGAACAGTCCCGGTGACTCAATAGGGTTAGCAAGTTGCCAGTTTTGAACAAGAGGTGCTGACCAGTCTCCAGCCATTGTAAAGCGACCAAGTGCGTTTAGTACGTCAAAGGTTACTATTACTGGGTTCTTATCAAGGAAGTCTAGTACTTTACCAATCTTGCTCTCTTCAGTAACACTTACCTCAGTGCCTTCATCATCAACGACTATGACCGGATTTGTTTTACTAGCGACATCAGGTTCACCAGTATCGCTAACATCGACATCACGAATAGGACGCAGACTATAAAGAGGAGTGCCACTACCAGACGCATATTGAACCCTACCCATTCCGTTAGTGACTTCATTTTTCTTTAGGTCACCGTAAGGTGATTTGGTTTCTGCGTACAAAGCCTGTACACGCTTATCGAGAGCAACGATACCTGTCTTGGTGTCTTCTACAGTTGGTAGTGCAGCCTTGTGTACATCCTTACCACTAAGTTTTTCATACACCTTGCGACCAAGCGTCTCTGTATACAAAGCACGTATAGCCTTAGGGTCTTTAGTAATAGCAGAGTGTGCAGCAAAAGCCATAAGGTCAGAATGCTCACCACCACTAACAAGCTTGACTGAGTCAGAGATGCTGTCATTAATAGAGTTGAGCAAGTCTATGTAACGGAGTGGTATTCCATTAACATCCTTATGATTACTCTGAGCCATAAGTGGATGAGTGGAGATTACTATCCTTTCTCCACCTCTTACATACTTAGACTTCAACTTATACTTAGGCGTAGGTGCTGCATCACGCTTCGCACGAATCTCTAATAATGCTTCAAGTACATCTCCATATGGTTCATCTGGATTATTACGTCTCTTTGGGTCTAGCTTCTCAATTATCTCAATAGAGCGGTCTAAACCTACTTCATTCACCATATCTTTTAAGTAGAATGACATCGGACCGTTATGAACAGCAATAATCTGTTCAGGCTTTACGTCAGACAGTTGGTTTTGGTTGTACTTAATCTTTGATGGGTCTTCCCAGAACTCAACTAAAGGCTTGAAGTTCATATCTTCATATGCTTTGAGTGAAGACTCGTTAGACCAAACAAAGTTTGGCTCTCCATATGTTTCACCCTTAGCACTAGAAAGGCGAATACCATTCTCAGCAATAGAGTCTAGGGCTTCCTTTGACTTAGTGTAATGAACACGTCGCACCATACCCGGTGGTATTGGCTCACTAAGGAAGTGCTTCCCATATTTATGCAAAGCAGTCAAACGAGAGTCATCAACAGATGCTGTCATTGAAAGATACGAGAACTGCCTGTCAAGTTCAGACATCAAGGAATCGTATGCTTCCTTAGTCTCAGGGTTTGTATCGTACGAGTTAGTTGGCAACTTATCGTAGTTACTACCCATAGCCAATCGACGTTCGTGGTTGTCAGGGACAGAAGAGAAGTCGATATCAGGCAACTTGATGTTACGACCAGCAACCGTTGATAGTGCTGTCTGTAGAACTTCTTTTACCCTTGGGTCTGAGACAGGTCTTTGTCCGGTTTCAAGGACTTGCGGGTTGATGAGGTGAAGTAGATTTCTCGCTTCGTAGTAGGGGACAGCGTAGCCTTGCGCCGATTCGTTTCCGAAATTCCAGACTCTTTCAGTATCTTGGATAGCCTGAACTGGAATACGTCTTTTAGCGAGTTCTTTGGCAATCCTACTAGTTGCTTGCTCAAAGGCTTTGAGGGACTCTTCATACGACTTTCCTTTTTGCTCAATGTTGTGGATAGTCAAGGACTGACCATCAATACTCTTACGTACATACGGATGCATACGCTTAATGAACGCATACACGTTGTCAGCGATAGGGTCTTCAAACTGGAAGGTTATAGATGGCTCTACTGAGTAACCCTTGCTTGCGTTATAGCCAAGTTCCTCATTAGGCGTAGCCTTTGTCACCAGTATGGTGTTCTGGATGTTGTTCCTTGCAGCGAAGTCAATAGCCTTACTAATGGTGTCGATACCAGCATCACTAATATTGACTGTTCCATCAATAACAAGAACATCATTAATCTCTAGGAGACGGATGTTACTGTTGGCAAGACCGTTACGCTCTGCGTCAGCAATCACACGCTGTTGGACTACAGGAGTAATAGTCTCTCTAGGCATACCACGTTGAGTTGCTGTCATAGCAAAGTCAACAGGTGTTACTGCATCAGGGTTTAACGTAGATGCTTGACCGTCAGCTAAGGCTCTGTTCTTTTCACTGGAATCACCAATTTGCCGACTGGAGTACAGGAGATTACCGCCGGTGTTACCTGCGTCGAAATGATAGGCATCATCATCGAATAGCCCCTTACCCTCCAACGCACCTGAATACTCTTTTGCGTCTCGGATGGCTGTTTGGAGTTTCTTGATATTGGACTGCATCCAGAACTCTGCGTCTTTACCATAGAACTTTGCGAATGCTGACTTTTCATTTAAACCTTCTCCTGCCCTGAGTGTACCAATTGCATTCAGCCAGTTCTTAAGACTCAGCGAACTCTTAGGGTCATTATCTACGTCAGACAATACGCCGTAACGGTTAGCCTGATTGACTATTCCTAGAAGGAGATTAGGTAACTTAGACCTTAATAATTCAGGTGCTTTTACTTGCTCACTTGAAGAAGATGACTCCTTAGCAAGTCTGTAATCAAACAATGCGTTATCTACGAAGTTGTCAATCTTGCCAGTCAATCCTTCATAGCTATTATCTTGAATATCCTTAGTGACCTTGTCGTAAGAATCAAGGAGACCAACTACAGGTACTTTGTCTGTACCAGTAGAACCTGAAAGGAACCTCAATAACATATGACCAAACTGAGGTGCAAACTTGCCGTCCATATAATCAGAGATAGCAAGTACTTGTATAGGCTTGATATCCTTAATTGTCCCATCCTTCATCTTGACGTTGACGATAGGCTTCTCTAGGTTCTTAGCAGACACAAGACCAGGACCAAACTTATACTTGTCAGTTGGCTGTATCTGTCCCCACTTGACCTTACGGTCATCATCAGTAAATAGGATAGGTGCTTTATCCCATAGAGATATGGTCTCAGGGTTATATGGAACACTCCACTGAGTAACAGCAGCATCTGGCAACTTAGCATTTGTAATGTCAGTAGACATAGCCTTATAGCCATCAGACAGAAACTGACGTATTCCATTCCACAATCCACTTACACGTTCTCGTGTCTTTTTACTTCCAGTAGTTGAAGTGAACGCATCTTCACCAGTAAGTAAAGACATTCGCATACGGGCTGCAAACATCTCCTGTAACTCATAAGAAGCAACACTCTCATTAGTTGTTGTTGGTTCACGTAGAGTCTTACCAAGCTTAGTAGCCACCTGACGTGCCATATCAATAGGCATATTCTCTAGGATGGCGTGTGAGAGTTCTTCAACGATAGTGGATACATCAGCTTGGTTGGTAGTAATAAATACAACTTGCTGACCGATATTGTTATCCTTACCCTTGATGTTGACGTATGCACCTTCACCAACGAATGCTTTATCAAACGCCTCAGAGATTTGAGGTGCTTTAGACATAACTGAGAAGACAGGCATATTGGTTCGATAACGCTCACTAAGCATCATCGACTGAACCTTACGTACAACATTCAACTTCACATCTGAAGTAATGTCAGTATCAAAGAATGTCTTAGATGTGTCGTATACAAACGTGCCATCAACATCAGTTACAAACTTCTTTGACATCTCAGTATTCAGGAGGTCAACAACCTGAGCAATACGAGGCATATCGTATGCTTGATACAGACGTGCCATTCGATTGCGAATACGCTTCTGTTTCGCATCCTGAGGTTTGTCAGTAGGTAGAATCTCAACCTCATCAAGACCATATTGAGTTTGACTACCAGATGTTTCAACACTAGCAAACTTACGAATACCTTGAGCGTATTGTTGTGCAATCAGAAGGTCACGATTAACGAATGCTCTAAGCCACTCGTCGTAGTACTTAGACAACTTGTCTGCGGCAGCATCAATATCAGCAGGGCTTTTAAGGATACCTGCATCCTTGATTACTCCCCTAAGCACATCTCGTAGTTCACCAATGTTACGTGCTTTACGGAACACATCATTAATGTCCTCAAGCCCTTCGATAGATGCTTGGACACGTACGAGAGAACCGTCATCATCAAGGACTTGCACATCACCAGGTAACGTGACATTCAGCGCACTTCCTTCGTCTGATGAAGTGATATCGGATTCACCAATAAGGTCAGCAGATGAGATAGTCGGCTTGACTACAGGCTTAGGTACTTCAGGAACTTCAACCTTAGTAGGTTCAACCGCAACAGCGGGTTTTGCTTCACGCTTTACACGAGTTATCGCAGCATCTACAGCACCTTTATACTTGGCATCAAACGGAACATCATTTAATGACTTGTATGCAATTCTCTTTGAGAACTCATCACTAAGTAAGTTTTCACGCAAACGCTTATCGTAAAAATCAACCTCTCCTTTATTGTCATAGAAAATAGGAATGCCTTCACTAGCGTTATCTCGTATTGCTTTAGCAAGAGCATCAACCTCTCCACCAAGGTTGTTGTATGCTTCTGCCTTAGTTATAACGTCTTCTATAGCCTTAGTAGACTTCTCTTTGAGTTTCTCTTCTACATATCTAGGAAGCAGATTAATAGCCGTATTGAACTCATCATCAGTGATAATTTGCAACTGATTTGCATTATTGAGTAATTGACGTAGTTGTGATGACCTCTGCGTCCTAGCCATATCAACAGCTTTACTTGAATTGATATCAGGGAATAGTTCACTAGGGTGAGCGAAGATGTCACGTTTGACACCTATGAGACCTTCGGTTATGTCAGCAGGAATAACAACGTAGTAACGGATGAACTTGCCAGTAATGTTGGAAACATACATATGACCCGTTGAATACGGATATCTGTACATTTCTTCACCACGACTATCCAGACCAGCAAATTCCTTTTGATGGCGTTGGTCTACGTATGAGTCACCAACCTTACCTAGAATGCGTTTACGTTGCTCTAGTGTAAGTTTCTTACCTAGTTCAAATCGCTTCTCACCAATAAGTTCTGCAACTTCCTTAGGATTAGAAACACCATAACCAGATACAGGTACACCTGAAGGCATAGGCTCTTCAACCTTAGTAGGTTCTACTGCAACAGTAGGTGTAGGTGCAACTTCTGCTTTAGGTACTTCAGGCTCAACTTTAGGAGTAGGTGTAATCTCAGCCTTAGTGGGTTCAACCTTCTTCTCAACCTTTGGTTTTTGAGTTTTAGCAGGTTCAACCTTCACCTCTTCTTTAGGTGCTTCAGCCTTTACTGGTTCAGGCTTTACTTCAACCTTAGGCTCTACCTTAGATGCTTCAGGTTTAGCCTCAATCACAGGTTCTGCCTTCTTTACAGGCTCCTTCTTAGCAGGTGCTTTCTTCTCAGCCTTAGGTTTAGCAGTAGTCTTCTTCTCTGGTTCAGGTTTGACAGTAGGTTCTGCACTACTACTTAGAATCTGTGGTTCCTGAACAGTAAACGCAGGTGACATAGGATTTGCTACATCAACTACAGTTGGACCGTACGTTGTATTACCTACAACAACACCCTTTGATACTTCACCATCAGCTGCTGTAAAGTCAATCGTATTACCAACAGCGTAATCGTTCGTAGCCTTTGGAGTAGTCTTACGTAAGTCAGCATAAGACTTGTTACGAGCAGCGTCATACTGAGTATTTACATCACCTTCAGCACGACCTTCAGCCTTCAACTGGTTACGGAAGTTACCAAGATTAACCTTACGTGTAGCAGCATCAGCGACTTGCTCAGGTGTAAGCATAATAGGATGCGTAGCATCACTTATACGCTGTCTATCAGAACCCTTAAAGATAGGGTCATACTTACCTCTATCAACACGATACGCAGACATATCAAGGTTCATAGAAGTAGTATCAAGAACCTCACCTGCAACAGCACGTTTACCACGACTTAGCCCAGTAACAGTATCGTTAGGAACAACCATCATGTCAAAGCCACCAACAGGTGATGGAATCTGCATGACTGAGAAGTTCTCGTCAATAGCCTTGACTACACGACCAAAGATAGGGTTCTTAGATACACGAATCTCTTTATCGAAGTCCTTAGAAGATGGACCTTCACCCTCAGACGTAGGTTCGTAATCAGCCGTACGACTAAGTTCAACGTCGTAATCCTTACGTTGATATCCAGTCTTATCACTAGGCAGTAAGTTACCTGCCTTGAACGCTTCACGAGCAATACGCTTGTTATCACCAATCAGCAAGTCAGGACTTACGAGGTCAATACTAGACTCACCCGTCTTCTTATCAGTAGCCTTAACCATAACGAGTCCGTCATGCGTAAGACCAAGGAATACTTGAGACTCTCCACCCTGAGATTGGACAACTCCAAAACGTGTACCAACACGTCCAATATTTCCAACACTAAGAATGTTACTCTTAGGTGCAACGCCACCAAGTGCGTCAAGTACGTTACGACCAATCGAAGCACTAGACGCTGGAGTACGGTCAAAGTCAACCGGAGGTGCTGTCTCAACAGTCGCTTCACCAGTAGGTGCAATACGTGCAACCATACCTCCACCAATAGGAACAACACCCTCTTCAAGTGTTGGTAGTGGAGTAGATGCACCAGTAACTCTAGTCTTACTAAAGGTGAACGGAGAAGGTACTCTAAAAGTCGCTGTAGCCCCCGTAGGAGTGGTTGCAGTAGGCGAAGGTACAACTGGAAGTGCAAGGCTTGTATACGCCTCTGGCGTGAACGTACCCATACGTTCATCAAGTTTACGTACAGCAGCCATACCTAATGCTTGTCCTGGCGCATTCAACTTAGTACCAAGTCTATGCTGTCCTTCAAACATAGAACCTAGTGCAGTCTTACCAAGAATCATCCACATAGGGTCACGTTGGTCAGCCGGTTTATCTGCATTCTCTTTGAGTGCAAAGTAAAGGTCAGCAGAACCTTCAACACCACGCTCTGCAATATCACCAAGGAACTCACGCCCCGGTTCAGACTGAGCAAAGCCACGACCGAATGTAGCAGCAGCACCAACCCCAGGGATACGTTCAAGACGTTGACCAACAGCACGACCTGCTTGCATTACAGGTGTTGCAGCAAAACGTCCAGCAAGGCTATCAGCAGTTGGCATAGATGCAGCCGTAAGAGCAGCACGTCCTTCTTGTCCTAATCGAGTTGCAGCAAGTCCTGCTTTAGCACCACCAAACAATCCCTTTGGAAGTGTAGGAGTACCCATCAAAAGGTTAGGTGCAAACTCACCAGCAAATGCAGCACTAGGTGCAAGTTCAGTACGTTCTTGAGTAAACCTAGCACGAGCCTCACTAAGTGGACTACGTTGGATGTCAAAACCAAATCCTTCAGCAGCAGGTTTATAAGACGAACCCAAGGCAAGTTCTGTAAGGAAGTTCTGAGCTTGACCTACTCCAGCTGCAGTAAGTAAACCTGTTCCTATACCAGCAGCAGCACCAGCGATTGGACCAGCTACAAATGTAGTTGGAACAGCAGCAGCACTACCAGCAATAGTTGCAGCAACAGTTGCAGGGATAGCCTCAGCCGCCTTAATACCAGCAATTTGACCTACGTCAACACCAGTCTTAAATGGTTGAGATACATCAACTGTAGCCTCAGGGTAATAGGCTTTTGCAAGACTCTCGTCAAACTGCCTAGAAGCCTCAGGATTGACCACGCCAATACCACGACTAATACCTGAAGCAATAGGGGCTGTAACAGCCTTTGCAATACCTACAGGGATAGATGCAAGACCACCAGCAGCAAGACCAGCGATTGTTCCAGGCTGATAGAACTTACTCTCACCCCTAGTGCGCTCAAGTTCCTTAGCAGCCTTTTGTGCAGTAGGAATAACTTCCTCTTGAAACTTCTTACGAGCAGTACCTATAGGCGCACCTGTATCTAATGTGTAACCAGTAAAGAGTGGACCATCAACTGAACCACCTTCCATCTGACCACCTGTCTTACGCAATAAGTCAAATGGTGTTACAGGTGTTACACGCTTCTCTTGAACAACTTGACCATTCCGCATAACGGGAATGGTTGTTTCCTTAGAGATAGGGTTACCTTGTGGGTCAAGTACGTTGACTTTACGTAGAGAAGTATCTCTCTGTTTAGCAAGAGTCTGATACTTAATTACTTCATCTTTTGTAAGTAAGTTATTCTTTAAACCGTACGACAGAGACTCGCTGTATATCCGTCGAAGTCCACTATCAAGAAATGTTCTGTCATCTAAAGACAGGTCATTAAGAACTCTACGAAATCTCTGCTTTGGGTTTTCAGCCATTACTTTTTGCCGCCTGACATCATTCCTGCTAGTGCTTTAGCCTTGTTTGGAATCTGATTCGGTTGTGAACCAACACGAAGTCCACCAGGTCCAACAGGTAAAGCACTCCCATCACTCAATATAAACCTTGCACTACCAGCAGTTGTACCACCACCAGCAGGTGCTGGGCTAGGTGATGGTGCTGGACCCGGTGCAGGATATGGATAAGGATAAGGTGCAGGACCGCCACCTTGCATTACTACTACAGGTGATTGCTGTTGTTGTGGATAATAACCACCGTACTGTTGTGGATAACTAGCACCACCCATACTGAATGCTGACATATCTACATCAACGTCACCTAGCCCAAGGCTATCCATAGATGACTTGAACATACCGTAGTCAATATTCCCTGCTGCAGCTGCTTGTAACTTACCAACTTCGGCTTCTAGTGCTTGTGATATAGACCTATAAGTCTGAACCTCAGATGGACTACCTTCTTTAATAGCTTTAGCAAGTTTCCCTTGAACGGAACGAAGTGATGCTTCAGCACTAGATACTTTACCTTGAGCAGTACCTTGTACCTTACGCATAAAGTCAGCCATTTTAAATGAGGTAGTAATACCTAACTTACGTTTGGCATCTTCACGAGCAAGTTCGGCTAGGTCTCTACGCAAAGCAAGTCCTGCACTTTTAATACCTAGACTAGCTTGAGCAATCTGAGTTCTTAGACCAGTATCTTTAATCTTTGCGAAGGCTATTTCAGATTTAAGCGCAAGGTCTTTAGGACGCATCTTTATCTTGGATTCAATATCCTTGATAGCAGCCTCTGTTCTAGAAATATCAGACTGAGCCTTCTTGAGTTTTACACCCTCCATACCTGAAGGCATATACTCAGCAGTAATATCCTTAGGTGGAGTGACGTAAGCCTTCATCAACTTGCCACCCTGCTCGGTAATACGAACAGTCTGTCCAGTCTGAGGGTCTACAAACGTACTACCAGCACCAAGACCCTTAGCGGTTAGTGCTTCTGGTTCCATTACTGGTGCTAATGGACTAACCGTTTCTTGACCTTTACCAACAACAGACCTAAAAGCAGGAAGGAACTTATCCGTAATATTAGGTGCAGCACCTAGTGCTTCAAGTGCATCACGACCACGCTGTACAAGGAAACTCTTAGTCTGCTCATCAGGTGTGAGTTCTGCTTCCTTACGATAACCTTCTGCCATCTTAATAATGTTGGCAATATCCATAGAAGGTTTAGGTAACATTCCAGACTGAATAGTAGAAGGACGCATAAGTTTAGTGATGTCACCAAACCTAGTAGTAAGTTCCTGCGCTGACTCAGGGTCAGCAGAGAACGTCTTTAGATACGCTTCATTCTCAGAACGCCTGCGCTTACGTGCTTCAAGAATAGCCTGACGGCTACCTTCATCCATACCGGGTACTTGAAGTGACTTAAGTGTGTTCTCATCATCAAGGGCATCGAGTTCAGCGACACGACGAGCTTCCTTAAACTTAGAGTCAAGTTCACTTCCACGCTGTCGGCGTTCAGCAAGTTTGAATTGCTCATCAGCACGTTTAGATGCTCGCTGTTGTTCAACGAACTGATTACCTTGCTGGAATCCCTGTAGTAGACCTGTAAGATTGATAGCCATAGTTATTACCCGTAGAACGCACTAGCAAACCCTAATGGAGATACTCCACGCTGCTGTCTTTGCTCAGATTTAGTAAGCACTGGATTACCAGATATTGACTCACCAAGTAATGCAGGATTAGACCTAACATATTGTTTAAAGTACTGTCCAGTGGCTTGGTCTTTGTAAGCCATTATTGCCAGTCCATTACCTACATCTTTCATAATACGTTTAGCACGACTTGCTTCAATCTCATCTATTGTTCCAACGTCTGTTACACGCATCATCTCACCAGCAACATTTTCAGGTTGTGCTAAACCAAATGTGCCACGAAGTACATTCTGCACATTAAACGCATCACCTAAAGGTGCTGAACCCTCTCCTATTGAGCGTTCAAGTTCACTTGCATCTCTAAGGTCTTGGAAGAAGTTTCCGCTACGACCTACTACTGGAGCATTATTGAGTAGTGCGTCATATTGTGCTTTCTCATCAGCCAGAATCTCACTAGCAATCTGTTCAGAGGTTGGTGTGTCTGTTGGCATAAAGTCAGATGTACCAGGCTTCTTATCTCTAGTCTTTAACCTTTGAAGTTCAGGAGATAGCAAAGCCATTAACTGACCTACACTCTCCATCTCTTGTTGCCGTCTAGCACGAGAAGCAGCATCTTCCTGCATACGTAACTGACGCTCTTGAAGTGCTTGCTGGTTAGCCATTTGACTAGCCTGTAGGTTTAGACCTTGACCATACTGCATCTCACTAAGTGCTTGTGCGTCACGTTGTGCAAGTAGATTGGATGCCATATTCAACATCTCAGGACGTTGCTGTATCTGCTGTTGAGTAATAGCGTTATTCAAAGCAGCAGAACGCTCATTCTGAGAAGCTAGGTTAGCCTGTTCAACACCTGCTTGTACACCACCACTAACACCCCTAGAAGCAAGTTGCTGTTGCATAGCAGCCTGAGATGCAGCACCTATCTGTCTGTTACGGGCTTCACCTGCACCATAGATAGGAGCAAGTTGCCGACTAGATAAACCTTGCGTAAGCATATCTAGGATGTCAGACTGCACCTTATCCTGCATAGGACGAATAGCCTGTCGGCGTTCAGTTGCACCACGTATCTGCTCACTAGCAAGGTTACGCTGGCTTTCAATCTCACCAGTCATCATAGCCTTACGTGCTAGGTCAGCCTCGTCGTATACAGGCTTCTTAGGATTCATCATCCTATTGAAGTTAATACCACCACCAGTAAGTTGGTTGAACGTCTTTAGCGCACCATAAGCAGGAATAGCAGCACCTAGATAAGTGTCAGCACCTGTTGTTAAAGCACCACCAATATCACCCTTAAGTGCCTTCTGACCCGCGTTCAAATAACCCATACCAGTATTAGCCTGATTGAGTCCTACGCTAGAGCCAAATTTATTTACGCCTTTGACTGAATTTGGATTGTACTTACCAAGCCTCCCTAGGAAGGCGAATGGGTTAAATTGTTGAGCCATTATGTTGCACCATTACTTTTACGATTACTATAAACACGATTATACTCTTACGAAAAACTAAGCACCTGCCATCCAGGACTAGTTCCATCACTACAAGCAATCAAAGAACAACATATATGGCTATTCTTTAATATTGTAAAGTGAGATGGTCTCCACAACGTGTCACCAGTCTGGACTGCAATACTAACTTCATTAGAACCAACGTCAACCTTAGCAATCCAGATAATACGACCTATACAAGAGTTAGCAGGTGGCAACGTAACTGCAATATTGTTACTCGTACAATCACACCTCAAAACATAAGGTGCGTTATCCAAAGTAATCGTAGCATCCGTAGTCGTTGTAATCGTTACTTCAGCTGCAACAGCCTTTGGTCTCTCGTTGTATGTACTGAAGTCACCCTCAATAACAACAACGCTAGAACCCGGCAGTATCTGTACAGCAGGTACGCCTTGGTCACCCGGTGGGACTACTGGTGCAGGTGTAGGAATACTCATTATCTATGCCTCTGGATTCCACTCTCAACCATATGGATATGTACTGCATACAACCTAAATGGATAATCTAGCTCAGTACCAGATAATCCAATCTGGAAGTTCACACCAATCACATCTCTGTTCAATCCACGTATAGCCCTAGATGCATTACCCGTAATAGTGTAATCACCAGTAGTCTGTACACCAACCTCATTCTGAACAACCCAACTAACAGTTGAGCCACCAGACGTATCACCAATAGCGTGTAAGTCTATCTGGCTAGGACGATTCTTTGAGTAGTATGAAATACCATCTGAGTAAGCCTGACCAAAAGCTCTAGTGAATACTTCCCAATCAATCTCTCCAAGTAGACAGAACTGTGGGACAGTCCCACCAGTGAACGTATAAGCCGTACCACTAACAGAAGCACTAAGTTGAACACTATTGTTTGTTACCGTCTTTACGTACATAGTCGTATCAACAGTAAGACCACCACCAGCCTTCACAATAGTCACAGGGTCATTGACTGTTAGCCCTGTAGTATTAGTAGTACCTGAGAATGACAGAGTGCTAGTCCCTGAACCACTCGTGGGCTTATACCTATATGGGCTGTCGTAGAAGTTATTCAACACATATATTTGACCGTCATATCCACCAACATAAAGGATACTTCTGTCATTTGTCGTATCTATAGATAAGCCGCCGGTCATAACTGATGGCGCACTAAATGCAACCCACCCTGAATAACGTGTGTCCCACACATATGCTTGCACGTTACTACGGTAATCAACGGAAGCAGTCTTATATGCCCTTGGAGCAAACAAGAACAGCTTCTTATCGTGCATAGCCATAAAGGACTTTGCATACTGCTCAGATGTTATATAGTTGTCACTATCAATCTGAACCCTATACTTACTGATTGACATCAAGCCATCAAGGGCAACAGACTTAGGAATAACCTGAGTACCAGCAAACTGTACAACACCACTCGTGTTCAAATACCAAGGTTGACCAAGTATGTTTGCAAGACCTCTAGGTGCAAGCAAACCAATACCAGGCTCACGTAGGAATGCCTGTATTGAATAGTTAGTTGGGTCAAAACCTGTAACCGGATAAACGGTATTCTCTCGAAAGACGAGTAGTACAGCTGTTGTACTGTTGTTACGTGACATCATATCGCCGTGGTACGACAACATATTCACGATGTACTCTTTGTCATCTTTTGATGAGACATCAAACGATGCACCCTTGATTGCTACCTTAGGGTCAGTAAGAAGCGGTACGTGAGTAGTATTAATGGTGTATTCGTTGTCTGAATCAAACTGCCAAGATACCCATAAAGAGTTATTCTTACTTACCCACAATCTATTCTGGTGAACAGAGATAGCAGTAGCACCAGTCGGGAAGTAATCCTGACCAGATTCGTATACATCACCCTGTGAACCCTTTGGACCATCATCTAAGACAGCAGACTCAGCGACGTTATCAATAAGTGTAATGCCACCTGTAGTACTAAGCAGTGTGAGGTTTACACCGTTGATAGTATTGTCACTTAGCTTCAAAGAACCAAGACAACGATACAACCCATCAGTAAATGAAGTGCTAGACCGATAGATAATGAGGTGTGTGTAACCTGCTGCAGTAAGTGTCTCGTTAGCAGGGTTCAGCATAATCTGGTTAGCACTAAGTGCTTCAGTAGCAGTTATCTGTTCGCTTGCACCAGAGAGTTCACTCTCAAACCCTTTAGCATATACAGTTGAGGCAGCAGTACCAACACCTGGAATATATGGTGCAGATGCACCATCCTCTGGATACCACCTTGAAAATCTATAGGTGTACTTGATATCAGCAGACAAGTTGCCATTCACAACTATGTCACCAATATACATAAAGTCTTCACCATCAACTAGGTCTTGAATGTCAGTCTCACAACGGATATACATCTGACGTACAGCACTAATACGGGAGTCTGTAAATCCTCTTACACTCCACGTCATATAGCCTGTCTTCTCGTTGATAGTGCCATAACCACCCCACTCGATGGCAGCACCACTCTGCTGTAAACCGATTCTAAGGTTAGGTGCTATATCCCTAATCTTCTCAGGTAACTGCATACGCATACTAACACTGTCGTACTTACTCCAGTCTTTTGCCGTTGCAAAAGAGAACTTGACAGCACATCCTTTGAGGAGTCCTGCGTACCCAGCAACATTAGTATTGTTCTGATAAACCTTGACCTTGACCAACCCAGTGATAGGGTCCGCAGCATCAGTACTATCCGTATTCAATCTAGGACTTACAGCGTGTAGATTTACGTTGGTTACGTAGATACCTTTTTGGTCACCATCTTTTGCGTTTACATTCTGTATCAATATCTGGAAGGATGTAATCTGGTCTCTGAATGGACGGAAGTCACATAAGAGGTTAGCCTTAATCCAGTCAGTACCTGACCTAGCAATAGGTGGTGCAATGATAGCAGATGCATATGCACCTTGAATAGCAACGCCATTCTTGTAAGCTTGTAATGCCACTTTGATGGATTGACCCGTAACACTGTTCTGGGTGTCTACGTTGATAGCCCATAGACTAACTAGGTATAGACCTGCACCTTGAATAGTATGGTAACTATTGCTTCCTGTAGCAGTAAACGTGTATGCAGCACCACCCTGCGAAACAATCGATACGGTAAAGGTATTAGCCGTAGGTACAGTCAACACCCACGCAGGAGTATTAGCAGGGATGCCTACAGTACCCATAAAGAGTATCTGTTGACCAACCTTGAGGTTATGGCTTGCGCTAGTTACTGTAGCCGTTGATGCAACCGTACAAGTGATTGCTGTTGAACTATCATTCTGATTAGTAAAGTTCAGTTGCTCATCAGGGACGTTGATGTATTGCAACGAATGAGTACCACTACCAGCACTACCAGCAACAATAGCAGTTCCACCAACAGTACTCGAAACAGTGATAACTGATGAGGTTGGTGTACCAACAACAAAGTATGTTGTATTGATAGCGAAGTTAGTTGGTAATACTCCAGCAGTTGCAATTTGTATAGGTGTATCAACAGCAGGAACAGGATTGAACGTACCACCTATATTGGCACTACCATTCGTAAACGTAATTGCAGTACTTGTATAAGGGACGTTCTGGTAGATGCCATCATCCGTACCAGCAATCTCAATCATGCGAGTTGCCCCTTGACCTAGAGGGGAAACAATCTGGGCTGTTACACCAGATGGAAAGTTACCAGCAGCAACAGTAAGTGGAATAGCCTTACGTACTGGGTCACCTGAATACTTCAACCAAGCTGAACCTGATGTAGGCATAGAACCTGTACTGCCAGCAGTAAAGTTCCAATCAGAGATAAGGGTTGTTATTCCACCCGCTCTAAGGATTGGACCAACAGCACTATCAATAAACGTATGCTTGTTAGTAGTAGGAACACCATACTCAACAAACGCATATGCTCTAGCAGACGGCTTGAGATTAGGAAATCCAGTGATAGTAGGGACTATCTCGATAGTAGAACCATCAGTACGGAACAACCCAACAGGTGATTCAGTACCATCTGACTTTAGTCCTGGAACACCATAGACATACTTACCATAGGAAACCATACGTACGTTAGGGCTGTACAACGTATCAAAAGCACTGTTAGTTGTTAGGTTCGTATACGCATTTGTAGTCGTATTGAATAAACGGACATCACCAGCAGATGTATATACAAAGTTACTTGTTACACCAGATGCACCCTTGATAGGAACCATCTCATACACGCCGTTAGCGTCACTACCAGCACCATTCAACTCAGTAGGCTGTAGTAACCCCTGCCATCCATTACGCAGTACTAGGGAGCCACCATCAAGTTGTAGGTTACTTATGGTTTCAGCATAGCCAGTCTCAAGTTTATTTGGGTCGTTATAGGTATCAACGCCACGCCATATCTTGTCACCAACGATAAAAGGCTGGGCTGAGTCAGTAACCATACGTGTTGTATCTGCCATTAATCACACCCTCTGCGCTTCCAGCTATTAGACTTACTGCCATCATGCTTAGTGCCAGTGACACCATTCGCATATCGTAACATTAGTGGACCTAGAGGGAATTGAAAACCTACAGGACCATACGTAAGGCAACCGTTGTCACCACGCCGTATCCACGTCTGTTCAGTTGTAGCCGGTACAAATACGCTACCAGCAGCCAACCTAAATATAGGGATAAATACACCACTACGGAATGAACCAGCAGGTAAATCATCTACCGGGTCAAACAAGTAATCAGGGCATTCACAAACTGAATAACCTACATCAAGGTCAACACTTGCACTTGCTGATAACGAGATACTTGCTTCGACTACACCACCAACAATAGGGTCGGTAGTAACACTAGCCTTACCATTCAACGCTAACGCAAAATTGATTACTGGTGTACTTGATACACCAACATTACCACTCAAGCTAAGTGATTGAACAAACCTAACCAGAGTCGTAACAGTAGTTGTAGTACTGAGAGATACCGCTCTTATCTGAGCAGGTGTAACACTAGTCGTTGCACGTCCTGACAAAGATATTGTAGCGAAGACAGGTAAGGTTACAGTAGCTTGACCAGAGAGGCTGAAGTCAGAAGGAGGGACAATGATTGGAGGCTCAATCGTAATGACTGCATCCCCACCACCACCCTGACCAAAGTCAATTGGAGCAGGTACTGGTACGGGAATAGGAGGCAGTCCACCTTCTTCTTCTTCTGTAGGCATCTATTAATCCATAGATATAGTAATGCCAGCAATGTTGAACTGGAGGGATTGACCTGAAGTTACAGTGACAACACTATCAAAATTACCGTATAGCAGACAAGTGCCAGCTGAAGCAGCAGTATAAAAACCCACACCATAAACAGAAGTAGAACCCCAACTTGAGTTAGTGAATGTAATAGCCCCTGTATTAGTAACTGCACTGCCACTTGTTGATGCTCCAAACGCAATCGCTTGACGAGAACTACCACTCATCTCAGTTTGTGCTGAGTCAGAACCAGCCGCACTCAAGATACCAATATACGTAACTTGACCAGCCGTATATCCGGTTCCATTCAATATAAGATTAATCAACGCACTCTCAAGAGTGTTCGTCATAGCAGTAGTAGTAGGCATCGCTTATTCCTTAGTTAGGGTCTATTCCACTTACGTTGGATGATACCGCAGTAGTCGTGACTGTTGCTGTCCACGCATCCGTAGTGTCATCTTCCTTCTTCACAACCATCTGAGAACTACCAACGTTTATCTTGTTACGCAACGCACGTAGAGCAGAACGTACGGTACGCTCTTCAGCAGTACCAGCATTCAAACCACTACCAAGGTCTCTTGCAAGCATCTCATCTGCAAGTGCATTCGTCTGTAGTTTCTCACCAAACGAACCGGCTCCTGTATGACCAGTACGTTGTTCATCCCACACGCCATCAATAATGTTGTCAGGCGTAGCGACAGTTGCAACAGAGCCAGTAATGTTTCCAACTACGTTGCCAACTACACCACCTACGGTTCCTGTTACGTTACCAGCCACGTTACCTGTAACACTACCAACTGACCCTGTAGTACTGAATGACTGAGGAGTTGATAGTGAGTAGCCAGCCTTATCTTGTATAGATGCACCAATAGAACCAGCATTATTATGTATTGATGCGACTGCATCAAGAACAGCAGACGCTGTCTGCGCTGCCGTCAAGCCACCACTTGAAAGTGTAACGGTCAAGACTGCTCCATTCGTACCAGAGGCACCTCTAACGACAATCGTGACATCAGATGCACCAGCAGCAAATGCCGCGTTAGGAACATCAAGCCGATACACGCCCGGCACTAGGGAGGAGCTTATCTCTGCAAAGCCACCAGATGTCCACGCGCCTGTTGCTGTCTGCGTGACCAGCGTTATAGCCACCGGAGCGGACTGGTTGCGGACGTAGTAAGCCGCTAGGTTAGCGGTGTTGAATGCCAACCCTGTAGCACCGAGGTAGAGCTCGATGCTTTGTGAGGTTGAAGCAGGAGCGATTGTGATGGCGGAAGCGTTGCGCTCAATGCCGCCATTGTATGCAACCAATGATGGTAGAGAAGTGATTACACGATAGGTAATACCGCCTGCATCAGGTGATGCACCACTCCAAGTCACGCCATATAAATCAGTGGCTGGAGAGGATGTCGATGTCCCAAATGCGATATTTGGGCTTGATAAATTTGGAGTGTATGTCTGTAAATAGTTGCCGTTAGTCTGCAAGAGATAACCACTATCAATCCCGCCATCACCACCGGTTGTGGAGTTTGCTCCCAACGTACCAATGTTGTTCCTTGTAGCGGTAGTCCATCTGTTAAAGTTTTCGGTTAATTGCCCGGTTGTAGTTACTTGAACTTGCGTACATCTTAGGAATAAACAGTTACGGACAGATGATGGAAAACTTACACTTCCAGACCTTTGATAAATTGCCCAGTCGCAACTAACAAAACTACAGTTTGTTACAAACACTTGTAGATTATTTATGTCTATACCTTCTTCGGATGACTCAAAAACTGAAGAAGTAACGGAAGTTGTATCCGAGACGTTTTGACCTGTTAGTTGTAATAGATATCTGCCACCGGCAAAACGACATCGTGTTATCGTTGCATCCAACGCCACGCCGGTTGCACTGGATAGCGTAATAATTCCATTTGGAGTTGCTCTAGTGTTACAGTCTAAAACACAATTTGTAAATTTCCAAAATCTTGCATTAGTTGCAGATACGGCCTTACCAGTTGACACTTTAAAGTAAATGTTTGACCATTCAAAGTAACTCCGACTAGCGGCAATAATGAGGGTAGCCGTAACAGTCTCGGATGTCCCTGCGGCATTAAAGGCACTAAACAAAATAGGACCGGCAGTTATACCACCAAACAATAGACTATTAGGATCACCTATAATTTGAGTCGCAACAGATGGTGCAAATCCGATTGTGACCGATTCGTTGTAGTTACCCGGAGCAACATACAAGATATCCCCGGATGCCATACCTGCCGCGCCGAGTGCTTTAGCCAGTGTCTTCCAAGGGCCTGTCGTACCACTCGTAAACGTAGCGGATAATCCCGTCCACGAATCATTACCAGTACTAGTAGACAAATAGTAAGTAGCCATTATTCAGCTGTCCCTGCTACAATTTCCTGCGCCATAATCACCGCAAATTGGTTGCTGTAGTTTTGCTGAAATTCAGCATCCTGCGTGACCCACCATCCAAAAACAGAAGTGCCATCAGGCCCAAATGTGCCAAGTAGGTTGCCTTCGTTATCGTAGATGTCACCAAAGACAATCCAATCCCCGGGACTGTTAAGGTTAGGCTCAAGCCGGTAGTTTTGAAAGTTCATTTGCCCACCTTCAAACTGTTGGCATTCGTACCCTTGAACGGCATCGTGAGGAACGCCAGCACAGAACTCACCGCAGCGGAGACACCCGCCGCTACCGCCTTGCTGCCGTAGAGTGCCAGCACTGCGCCCAGCTCGCTGAGGTCGTGTGCTTCGCTTGTCCGGACTCCATCGCCGAATACGGAAGTGAATGCAGCTGTAAAAGCCACGATCACAACGACCACTAATCTTTTGATGCTGATGCTGTTCATTGCTTCGCCTCCAAGTGTGTGACGCGGGTCTTCAGTTCGCCGGTATCTGTCTCAACCTTGACCAGTCTATGCCCGTGGTCTTTGATCGTGACGCTGTCAATGTCGTTGCGCTTGTCCATCTTGTGGAGAAACTGAACGATGTAAACCAGTAGGCTAACAACCAAGCCAGCCACAAAGATACCTATCGCTGTCCACTCTGATGCGCTCATGATGTCCGCTCCACCAGCCCTACGTGCTGTACCAATAATTCAGTCTGTCCAAAGTCTGTCCCGATCACATCGTAATACTTGGCATCATCGCCTACCCGGTAAACCCTGTCCTGCGGCATCACGTCAGCACTAACAGCGACAATCAGCGTCCACTGCGCAGATGACTGGATGCCACCGCCTACAATGCTCTCTGTGTCTGATTGGTTGGTTAGCCTGGCGTTGTACTCGGCAACCTTGCGCCATGTCTCAGTGACACCACCACGGCCATCTTCCGTAAGGGTGAAGCGGTGTATCTCTACACGGTCTTGGCAAAGGTTGCGTACAATGCCGGCGCTGATGGTTGCGCGTAGTATCGGACTCATGCGAACACCAACGGTCTATATCGCTCTGCCATGCTTAGGCAGTGTGCTTTGAGTTGGCTAAGCTTTACATCGCTTGTGCCTTCCTTAGCATCGATGTCACTTGCACAACGACTAGCCTTTATCATCCAGGCTTGGCGGGTGGAAGTGCGGACATCGTAGCGTTCCACATTGATCGGCCCTTGGTCTACCCACATCAGGGTAGGGTCACCGGTGCCATCTTCAAGGGTGTAGCCCCTGACGTGGTAAGCAGAATAGACCGGGTAAAGCGGTTGTGTCGTGCCTGATGTTCCAGCCACCCGGCACTCATAAACCCTGCCGTTGGGCGTTGTAGGCACTACACGGTCACCGACAGCATAGGTGG